CTCAGCGTATGCGGTGCGGATCTCTGTTTCAATGACTGGCAGGGTGAGTGCCGTTATTTCGTTTGGTTCCATATTTGTTTGTGTTGGTTTTTCGGTAGGTGTTGCGAGCCTCCTCGCTCTTGAGTGATGTGCTAGGCGGAAGGCCCGTAGTGTCGAGGAAGTCCATTGCTATTTTCGAGATAGCCTGTTTTGTGCACCCTAGTTCTCGTCCTGCTTCCAGCATTGACATACCTGCCGTTAGCGGATGCCCAAGCGCGAATGCAACGCCCCAAAGCGTTTTGCTTCTGCTGTATCCATGCTCCGCTAAGAAGCTGATAGTTTTGTTGAGAACAACAAGCAACTTCTCCGATGCTTCGCGATAGGCCGTCATGCGGAAAGCGTGACCGGCCGTCGGATCGTCGAACGAATAAAAGTCGGGAGTGTATGAAGCCTCGTCGTATTCCGCTGCGTCTCGCGTCTGGTCGTGCATCGAATACTTTTTTTCGCATAGTTTTTTTCTTTTGCAAATAGTTTCTTGTTTTTTGGCTCTGAATAAAGGGCGCATTGCTGCCGCTCCCACCAAGAAAAACAGTGGCTTTTTTATCGGGCGTCCAAACATCCAAGTAAAGCCGCCCGTAAAATTGTTATATCATTTCGTCTTCACCCTATCGACAAAGCGGCTGATGCCGCCTTGCATTAGCACCGGCGCGGAAACGTGGCGTTCGCCGTTGCGGTTTTTCATAAGTTTAATTTCGGATTCTGGATGGTTTGCATGATCTATGTGAAGAACGTAGTCGGCGTGATGTCCGATACCGCGTGACTCGCGGAGTTCGCCTTTGTCATTTAGTTGAGAAGCGGTAAGGACGCAAACATTTAAATGCAACGCCATCAACTTTAGACGGCGGACAACTTCGCTAACCTGTTGCTCGCGTGTCTCGCTTTTGCTGTCGGCGGAAGGCGAGCAAAGTTGAATATAATCGACAACGATCCAGTCAAGGCCGGTTCGCTTTTGTTGCCGGCAAATAGACTCGATAGTGTCGATGTCGGACACTTGGTCGTGAATTGTGATCGGAAGCGCCGATATTTCAGCGATGCCATTCTGCATTCCGGCCAAGTGTTGCTTGTTTGGGTTTTCGTATGCCGAGACGCAACGCCACCCGCTTTTGGATGCCACCAAACGGCAGATGACCTGAAGTGCACTCATCTCTAGGCTGAAGATGATGCCATTCTTGGCGTTTATAGCCCCGTGTAGGGCTGTTTGAAGCAAAGCAATAGACTTGCCGCCCGAAGTCTCGCTGGCGAACACTGCGAGCGTTCCCCGCTCAAACCCGCAGTTGAGCTTTTCATCCAGTCCGGTGATGCCGGTGTGGAATCGTTCGGGTTGCGTCGTCTTTTCGAGTTCGTTGAGCAGCTCGGTGCATTGTTGCTTGATCGATAGCGCTCCCGTTTGCTCCTCGTCCGAGTCCGCTAGGTGTTGAGCGATGCCGTTCAAGTCGGCACGCATCTCGCGGATGTCATCTTTACTCTCGTGCAGCTTCGCCATCGCCTTTCGATACCGACGGGCCTTAAGCAGGTCTTTGCGGAAGTCCAATGCCGCGACAGCATCTCCGGTGGGATATGCCGTGAATGCTTCGGTCACGCCGTGGTATCCGCCCACGTCGAATATCATCCCCTTTTCTTCCAAGACAGCCTGGAGTCGGAATATGTCGGACTTGAACCCTTCGTTGTGGCACTCCTTGGCCGCTGAGAGCAGAGCGCGGTTGGCGTGCTCGAAAAACAGATCAGCATCCCACTTCGCCGCGTCCAAGACTTCGTAGTTTTGGAGCAGGATCGAGATCGCCGCCTTTTCCGCCGATGGTGCTGTCGGCACTGCTGATCTGGTTTCCGTTTCTTGTCTTTTTAAAATTGCCATCTTTTCCTTTCTTTTGTTCCCCCTAGTGGCTCGCCTCTCGCCTTAAGCGAGAGAGGCGAAGCCTATCTATCTATGATAATAGATAGATATTCTATCTATCTAGTCCACCTATGGTTATTGTTGGGTTAGCGTTGGGTTTCATTTGGGTTTCGGTTGGGTTTCGTTTGGGTTATTTACAGACGCATCCCGGCTGGTTTTTTTGCAGGCTTTGGAGGGTCATTTTTGGGCCTTCCGCCTTTCTTCCCATTTTTGTAATTCGAGAATAAACGCTTGTTTTGATCCTGCCATTGGTGCAACACAAGCGCATCACCTTCGCGCCTTGCATACCCACTTTCGATCAACGCGTTTTCGAGTTGCAATGGGTCGCCTTCCCAGTCGGCTATCGCTGCGACGATCTCCGCTGGCTTCTCGATGCGCTCGCACTTGCGAAACTGGCATTGCGACCACAACTTGAGAAGGCTGAAGACGCCTGCGTGACCGGCTAGGCGTAGCAGGATTTTCGTCTTGTAGTGGTCGCAGAAGTCGGGTGATAGGATCATGTTTTCTTTATTTCGAGATAACGCTGCAACGTCTCCTCGGCCTCATCCTCGATCCACCGCGTTGCCTGCGTTACGACCTCAAGCCACTTGCCATCGATCTGGATCTCCCAATCCCACCTGTAGCAGTCATCCTGATGGTTTGGCCAACACCGGAGCGGATACCCGCGCCATTGCATTTGGTTATTCATCTTGCCCGGAGAGGAATTGGCGGAGCCGTCGGTTGTCTTTTCGCAGTTCATCGTTTTCGTTATCTAAGTATTCGATCCGTTTGTTTAATAACTCTACAAGCAATTCAAGATCAGCCATCTGTTCTTTAACTAGTCTTGCGAGATTTAACATCTTTGTGATGCCGTCGAACATAATCTTCGATTCTTTCTTTATGGGTTTCAGCGAGTGCTCTCCCCTCCGGCGTGTCATCGTATGTATGCTGGTAAACTGGTAGCGGGTCGCCGCGTTCAAGGCGTAAGCCAACAGGACAGTCATTCATGCAAATACACAACCGGAGAGAGAGAGTTCCGTTCATTTATTAAAACGGAATGTCGTCAGTTTCGTCAGCGGGTTGAGCAACGTATCCGTTGCTTTTGGCGATGATGTGCTTGTCGGTCTTGACCGCTGGCTTGCGCCGGTTGCCTAGCCACTTCGCTTTTTCGTCTCCGAACAACCAACGCTCGATGCAGTTGAATTGGTGATCTGGGTTTGTCTGTCCTGCTTCTACGCCGATAAGGCAGACGCCCTTTTCTCCAATTAGGTCTTCGGCTTCAACCGTTACGTCTTCGCCTGGGATGACGGCCCGACCGATGCTCGAAAGCACTTGGTCAACTTTCCAAGCTGCCTTGGGGGTAAAGGTGAGATGTTCCCACATCTTCGGCCCCTCGATGCCGCTTTCAAGGATGACTTGAACGTCGAGCTTGATGGTCGGGTTTCCAGCTTGGGAAGTCTTCTCGACCGCCTTGATGATCTCGACTTCATAGGTTCCAGGCTCGACGAAATAAATTGCGGCCTGCTTTGGTTCTGATGCTTTGTATGTTGGCATATTTTGTTTTCTATTTTATTTTTGTTTGGCGTAACTGCGTTGTCGGTGATCCCGCCTTGATCGCCGTTGGGTCTGGCTCCACGCCGTTATTGGCGCAGAGTTCCAGATAACTCTTTTCTGACATCTTACCGCCCATCGCGAGTATTAGTGTCTCTTTTGTGATGTTTTGGCTTGCTTTGGCTATTGCTTCTGTTTCCACAAACTTCCGACCGCTGACGCTTGTCAGCTTCCAGCCTGCCACCTCGTCACCGCTTTCGAGACGGGTTTTGAGGTGACCAAGCAAAGGCTCGGCGATCTCCTTTTCCGCCAGCTTCCATTCGCGAATAAAAGACCCTAGCGACTCCGGCGTTGCAAGGATGCGATCTTTGATGGCCTCGATGCTGTTGCCGGTTGCTTCGGGAATGAGAGCGATAGCGCTCTCAGCCTGCCGCACGATGGCATGGCAATTGTTGTAGTGTTTGCACCATGAGCAGTATTCGCAAGGCGTCGGCTTCGCATCCGCGCTTGTTGCGCGGTCGATTGTGCGCTGCGTGATCTGCTTTGCTTCCTCGTAGCTAAAATCGTAGCTACGAATCATCTTTTGATCGACATAAATGACGTGCGCAGTCCAACTCGTGTCGAAGTTGTCTTCCATACACGCCAATGCGTAAGCCGCGAGCTGCTCGCGATAGTTCCGCACTTGTCCCGTTTTTATGTCTGCGACCCATTTCTGCTCTTTGCAAACGGCATCCGCCGTGCCGAGTTTGGATAGTCCAGGTACTGCCATCGCCAAGTATTCTTCGCGGGTTTCCACGAACGATCCTTTTGCAAGGCGCGTTAGTTCATTGACTCCGTAGGCGATGGGGCTGAAGTCAAACCCGACGACATCCGCCACAGGCTCAAGCTCATTTCCTGCTATTATGTTGCGTATCGCAATGTCTATTGCCGTGCCGCGCTCTGCTGCCGCACTCGTTCCGCTTGCGCCCTCAAAGAGAGCGCACTCGGCAAGTTTGGGAAGCGTGCTAGGTGATATTTCTTTACTCATTTGTTCGCCTTTCTCCACTCGATCGCTGTATTCACGAACTGATCGACGCGAAGCGCAACGCGCTCCAGATACTCCGGTGCGCAGTCGCGCCAAGTCTGTTCGCTCGTAAGGACACCGCGCCCGATTAAAAACTGGTTTACCGCGCCTTCGTGCTCTGCGAGTCGGGCTTGCCAGCCGACCATTTCGTTGGCGTCAACAATATGATCTGGCTGTTTAGTTGCAACGGTTTCGAATAGATGCGCGACCGATGCCCATTCGAGCGGCAACTCTTCCGCAAGGCCGCTGCGCGTCTTTGCGTCGTAGGCTGCCGAGTGGGTCGTTAGGATGATGCGCTCCTTGCCGCCGATACCCTTTCCTTTGCCGCTGTCTGTAGTGCTTACCTTGGTCTTAAACCTCAAGAACCAAAGCTCGTCCGCGAACTCCTTGAGTAAAGGCGCTGATTGTTTGCTTAACTTTAGCTCGTAGCGGTCATATGCAGCGAGAGCGTCTGGAGCTTCAAAGCGGACGATTTTGCTGTGAGCGATCATGACTACATTCTTGCCGGCGTCGATGAGTTGATCGACGGACGACAAGAACCGGCTCATTCTTTCCGCGACCATAACCCACCCTTTACCGAATCCAAAGTCTTCGATGCTGGATTTCTTAGTCGAAGCGAGTAGGTCTTCAACGCAAAGGCGCTCCGCCCAGTCTGCCGAGTCGATGACGATGGTTTTGTAGTCTGTGGCTTTAGCCTCGGCTAGAGCGTCCGTTAATTGCTTCCAAGTGTTGATCTCGCAGCGGTCAACGTCCAAGTGGGACGTTCCGCCCTCGATGTCGAGAAATAGCGGCTTCGGGAACTTGGCCGCGAATGTTGATTTCCCTACGGATTCGACGCCGTAGAGCACTACGCGTTGTGCGCGCTGTTGTTTTCCTTTAGTTATTTTCATTTTCTATTTTCCTTTGTTGTTTGTTGTTATTTAGCAATGTTATTACTGCTAAAATTGTCTATGAATAAAGCGCCCTGTATATTTAAAAACTCATTCCTAATTATATCAATACAGCAATCAAACCATTCTCCGCAAACGCGGTATTGTTTAAGCTTATTGTGTATTTGTTGTTCAATGAGTTTGTATGACTCATGCTGTATTGAAAACATTAGACCGAGTATTTTTGG